CTCAGCCAAATGCTGGTAGGTGTCTTGAAGACTATTTCTAAAAGATTCTAACTTCTCATGCTCAGTATTTCTGTTTGCAAGTTGCTCGGTAACTCTTTGAATTTCCGATTCAAGATCCCTGATCTGTCGCTGACAGCCAGCGATCTCAGTATTGTTTTTAGAAATGCCATGCGTGAGTTTAGTAATCTCCTTCGATACAGTAATAAAGTGACGCTCTCGTTCTTCTTCTGTTTTAATTGCCTCCTCTAGTTCTTTAAAACCAGATTGCAACTCCTTTGCTTTATTTTGAGCGTCAGCAATTTTATTTATCCGCACCTCCTCCTCTATATCCTGAGTGCAAGTGGGACAAACAGTATTATCTGTGAAAAACTTATGTTCTTTAGTAATAGTCGATACTTTCTGGGATATCTTACCCTTAAGATTATTAAGTTTTACTAATTTTTCTCCTGCTCCTGTCAATTTCTCTTGCTTCTTAATAAGATCAGAAATATCTACTTCAGTTAATTGATTCCTTTCCATATGAGTATCAACCTCAATACCCAAAATTTTAATTTTATCATCCTTTTCTTGTATATTCTCCTTCCCTCTATTCTCAACCTCTTCAATAAATCTCTGTTGCATTTCAACTTTATCTTTTAGAGATTCTTTCTTTAAATCTAAAGTTCTAATTTCTTCTCTAACTCCTCTTATCTTCTCTTTAATAAGAACATTCATCGAAGAAAAAATTTTAATATCCAATAGATCTTCCACTACCTCTCTCCTACTTCCTGGTAGTAATTGCATAAAGGGAACAAAAGTACTACTACCCAAAATAACAATCTGAGTAAATGACTTATAGTTCATTTTAAGAACACTCTGTTCCAACCACTTCTGCTGATCTAAAGCAGAATGAGACTGGTCCATCTCTTTCCCATTTTTATAAATCTTAAAAATATTAGGCTTTATTCCTCTTTCAATCTTCCAATTAGTTCCAGTAATAGAGAATTCAATATTTACTAAACAATCTTTTTCATTAGAACTATTAACTAGTTGTGATTTATTAATTTTCCTAAAAGACTTTCCATATAAAACAAAAGTTAATGCATCAAGAATAGTAGATTTTCCGGCGCCATTTTGACCTACAACTAAAGTGGTGGGATTTTGATTAAGTATAACTTCTGTAAAATGATTACCTGTGGATAAAAAGTTCTTCCAGGAAATCTTTTCAAATATAATCATGGGGAACGTCAGGAGGTATCACAATATCATGAGGAGAAATAATGGCATACCTATGATCATGTATTTCGCAAGTTTTAATCATTACATCATCTTCTACTTCTATAACATGCATCTCTGGATATCCTTTATCCTCAAGTTGCATAGCATATCTAATAGCATCATCTTCCTGTTGAAAGATATAAAGAACCTGGTCCCCATCATCATCTTTAACAGAGTAAGCTCCATCTTTTTCTTTACCATTAACTGTGATGATATGCATTATACTAACTCACAGGATTCTTGATAAATCTTTCTCATCAAAGTTTGAATAGTAGATTTATCCAATTCTGTTTCAGATTCTTCAATATATCTGTCCAAAATAGAAAGGGTATTTTCTGATTCTTCTACTTCAAAATCTCCAGCTTCTATAAGTTGGAAATTTTCTACAATTTTTAAATCCGCAACTCCAGCAGATAATAATTTATCAATAAACTTCTCAAATTTAAGAGGACTAGTTTTTTGACGAACAATTACCTTAACAATTTTATTCTCATATTGTCTAGTATCAAATGTTTGATGAGGTGTATCATCATAATAGATTTTGTAGAACATCTTATAAGGATTATCTATAGGAGTATGTTCTATAGTTTCTGTATCAAATAAATGAAAACCTCTAGGATCACCTACATCATTCCAAAACATTTCATAAGGATTCCCCAAATAATATATTCCATCCCTATTAGATCTACAATGAAAATGTCCCGAGTAAACTCTTTTAAACTTCTCAAACTCAGCCACAGATGTTCCACCTTCCATCATATGTCCTTGAGTTGCTTTAAACCCATTTAACTCAAGATGACCCATTACTACTTCACACTTAGTCTTCTTCAAACAATCAAAAGTATGTTTCTTATTCTCTTCTGTTATCCAAGGAACAAAAAGAATATCTAAACCACCAATCTTAACTTCTGTAGGAGAAGAATATGTAATAACATTATCATATTCTCCCAACAACAAGTCTATAGAATTTATTTCATTAGTATTTTTATAATAAGCATCATGATTTCCTACCATTAAATGCATAGTGATTCCCTTTTCTTTAAGAGGATCAAATACTACTCTCTTTGCCCAATCTAGAGACCTAAATTCAACACCACGTCTACTATCAAAGGCATCCCCCATATGAATTACTGTATCAATCTCTTCCCCACATAACACAGGAAAAAAGACATCCTGATAAAATTTCTCGAAATAATCATGAAAGAGTTGAGAACCCTTTCTTGCTCCATAATGAGTGTCTGTAATAATAGCTACACGCATTAATTCCTTAACTTAGAGTGAACACTATCCTTAATAGAATTGTACTCCGAATAATTAGCAGCGTCAAGATCATTAGCATCAAAGACCTCATCAAAATTAGTCTTTTCTAAAATCTTATTTTTAATTTCTAATTGCTTTTTCTCTTGAGATATTCTTCTTAAGAAAGCATAATAAATGATTTGAGTAAAGTAAGCAAAAGGATTTTTAGACTTCTCTGGATTAAAATTAGCAATATATCTAACACAATTTTCAATACCATCGCAAATCATATCATCCTTAAACATATAATTTACAAAGTTTGGTTTATATGATAAATGATTAGCAATCTTTAAAAAACATTCACCTATGTACCTAGGAATTTGAGGTTTGGGTTTATCTTCTAATGCAGCCCTTTCTACTTCAGCAAAATAATTCTCCAGAGCATTAAGGAACTCTTTATTATTTACATAATGTTCCGATCTCTTTGGAGTTTTCTTCATTGTTCCATAGCCAGAAGTAAAGGGCATATTATGTAATCATCTGTTATAGATTATAGCAGATAATACCTATAGTTGACAAGTATATAAAATCTATGTAGAATAGCTTTGTCTAGGATAAAGGGATTTATTACTTACTATTATAAATCTTTTCTAATAATCCCTTTGCTTCATTTACGCTACCAATATATCCCATTTTTTTAGACATTTTAGTACGATTCTTTTTGTTAGACTTTTGAATAAAATCTTGATAATAATGAATCATCTCCATGTCTTCTGATTCAGACATAGTTAAAATATCTTCTAGATTCATAATATACATATCTTCTGAAGAAGTTTTAATCCAGGGTTCGAATTTATATCCCATACATTGATTTCTCATTTTAACTTCTTCTATAACTACAGGATTAGAAACTAATAACATTGTTCTGTCTCCTTCATCAGACGCTGCTACTTTAGCAAAGATTTCTTCTCCACTATATTTTAATTTTAGAGTACAATAAAAATCATCTTCTATCATAATATAAGTCCTCCTTTTCTATTCTTTTATGTTGATTGATATAATTTCATAATTAAATTGCTCTTGTACGTAAATTTTTACTCTTTCAATAAAGTGATTTAAAGTATAATTTTTTCTTGATCCTTTTGTAAGATCATCAGAGATATCATAAAGTTTTGCTTTAGTTTTATTCTTACCTTTCCTAAGAACCCTTCTAATGCTTTGTAGGTTCCTTATCCGAGACTTGGATGGGGAAGCAAAAATAACATTATGCAAATTCTTAATATTGATGCCTGTACTAAATGTGCCATAAGAAGCCACTATTATAGCATTATTTTCTTCTTCAGTTATCTTTCTAACTGACTCCCTGTCCTGGGCATCAACACCACCATGAATGAAAAAGACTTTTCTTCCATGGATTACATTTTTATTTATCATTTCATAAAGCACCTTCCCATGAGTTTCTACTCTGCTATAAAGCATAAGAGTATTCCCTTTTAAATCTAATGCTAAGTTAGATAGAAATTTATTTCTTTTTTCATTAGAAATTAAAAATTGAATTTCATCTTCATAGGTATCAAATTTTTGAGGTTTATATTTAAGTACTACGCATTGAATATCTAATTGGGAAAGATGTCCTTGTTCTATTAATTTTGTAGTTTGAGTAACTTTATAGGAGGGTCCAAAAAGTCCTTCTAACACCCATTTATGGGTCTGTGTGCCATCCAAAGTTCCAGTAAACCCAAATCTATGTTTGGCATGGTGTAATTTATCCATAATCTGAATAAGAGATTTACTTTTAAAAAGATGAGCTTCATCCCCTATCACTACATCATAATCTTCGAAAAATCCTCTATCTAAATTATAAACAGATTGCCAAGTAGTAATAGTCACTTCATTAACATTAGTTCTTTCTCTGCCAGCATAAATTCTATGACAATGATTTTTGGCATCCCACCCATAATCTTCAAAATCTTTGAACATTTGTTCCACCAAAGATGTGGTAGGAACTACTAAAAGAACTTTATTCTTTCTCCCTACAAAATATCTGGTAATAGCATAAATCATTAAAGACTTACCAGATGCAGTAGGAGAAATTAATAATTTTCTATTATATCTAAGTGCATCATAGACAGCATCAATTTGATAATCTCTTGGTTTAAAAGATGTAATACTCTCCATATAATCTTTTACACCTGCCTTGGAAATCATTTCATTGACTTCAAAAGGAAGACCATAAAATTTATTATTTTCAAACTGATATGAATAACCAGCATTCTCACAAAATGCT